GGGAGGATCTCAATTCTTAGAAGCTGGTGCAGTTTATGCTCCTTACGTACCATTATTAATGACTCCTCTAGTATACGATCCAGAAACCTTCACTCCAAGAAAAGGTTTAATGACTCGTTATGCGAAGAAGATGATTAGACCAGAATTCTACGGAAAAATCTTTATTTCAGACGTAGGTCAGATCTAAGATATTTTTTTAGAGTAATTATTAAGAGAGGTCCTTTTTGGACCTCTTTTTTTATCTATTTATATTAAAACTAGAATATGGCAAATGTAGTAATATGGGATGGTAGTGCATCTTTTACAACCGGATCTACTCCTTTTGGCTTCTACGACACCGATTCAGACTTTCAGACTGATGCAGAGAAGGTAGCTAAATTTTGTGGTACACGATTAGGTTACCCTCTTATGGATGTAGAGCTACAAGACCAAAACTTTTTTGCTTGCTTTGAAGATGCAGTCACTACATACGGTAATGAAGTATTTCAATATAAGATAAGAGAAAATTACCTTAACCTAGAAGGTGCATCAACTGGTAGCTCTCTTAATAATAGATTAGTAGAACCCACTCTTAATAGAATAGTAAATATAAGTAAAAATTACGGTACAGAAGCTGAAGTAGGTGGGTTAGTAACCAAACATACCGGTTCACTACAGATGACAGCATCAATACAAGAGTATGACTTAGACCAATGGGCAGTTGATCAAGGTATAGAAGGTGGTATAGAAGTGAGAAGAGTATATTATGAAGCTCCACCAGCAATATTAAGGTATTTTGACCCTTATGCAGGTACAGGTACAGGTGTACAGTCACTAATGGATGCTTTCGACTTTGGATCATTTAGTCCTGGAGTTAATTTTATGTTAATGCCAGTTTCTTTTGATTTAGCTAAGATACAAGCTATAGAGTTAAATGACCAAGTACGTAAATCAAGTTATTCCTTTGATTTAACTAATAATAAGTTACGTATCTTTCCAATACCTAAGTCTAACTATAGAATGTTGTTTGATTATTATAAGTTAGATGATAAAAACAATGCATTTAACAATCAAGACACTGGATTGGTAACAAATGTAGGTGAAGTACCTTACGATAACCCAAACTACACACAAATAAACAGTGTTGGCAGGCAATGGATATTTAGATATACATTAGCACTAGCAAAAGAGTTATTAGCTTACGTTAGAGGTAAATACCAAACAGTACCAGTACCCGGTTCAGAAGCTACATTAAATCAAGCTGATCTTCTTGCAGATTCCCGTACAGAAAAAGATCAACTAATGACAGAGTTAAAGGAAATGTTAGAACAAACATCTAGACAAGCTCAATTAGAAAGAAAAGCTAATGAATCTGAAAATTTAAGGAAAACGTTAACAGACGTACCATATACAATCTATATAGGATAATGAAATTAAGTAAAATCATAGAACAAGTAGAATTTAAGACTTTTGTTGCTATGGCAAAAGTAATATTTAAAGAAGATATGGGTTCAGCTAAGATAGGTGAACTTTTACGTGCTTTACCAGGTGTTACTACGGTTACATTAGTAAGAGAAGAAAGACCAGGAGTAGAAATTTTTAAAATTAAACTAATTACACAGAAAGACGGTGTAGCGGCCTTCAATTCTTTTAAACAAAATGCTTTAACTAAGTATACTGTAATAAGAGTTGTTAAAATAGCCGAAAATTCAATAGAAGAAAAATAATGCTATTCGGAAGTAACAGAGATTATGATTTATTGGTAAATATTAACCGTGAACTACTAAAAGACATAGTAGAACAAGAGGTACTGTACCATAAACTAAGTTTAGAGGATACAGAAACTAATATTTACGGTGAATCACTACAAAAATCATACTACAACTCTATTAAACTTAACTGTTTAATAACTAGAGGTGATCAAGTTATAGATATAGATGACTTTGGTCCAGATTTAGGTAGAGATGCTTCATTTGCTTTCTTAAGACCGGACCTAGAAGATGTGAGCGTTGTTCCTGAGGTAGGGGATATAGTGCAATGGCATAGAGACTACTATGAAGTAGATACAGTTCGGGAGAACCAGTTATTCTTAGGGAGAGACAAGAGTTATAACCTTGCCTCATATGGAAATGGCTTTGGATCTTCACATTCTATCATTATAGACTGTCACTTAACAAGAGCTGATAGAGTTGGATTAACAGAAGTAAGATAATATGGCAGATAATAGAGGACATGACGTATCTCGTTCTACAGATGAACAAGATAGCTTTAAAGTAGGTATAAAAGATATAGATACAGCTATATACTACTACTTTAACGAAGTTATTAAACCATCTGTCGTTCAAAACGGTAAACCTATTAACGTACCAGTAGTGTATGGATCACCAGAAAGGTGGAAATCTATGCAAAAAGATGGTTACTACAGAGATAAGAACGGAAAGATGCAGGCTCCACTAATAGTGTTTAGAAGAGAGACTGTAGAGAAGAATAGAACACTTGGTAATAAGTTAGATGCTAATAACCCAAGTAACTTTGGTGTGTTTAAACAAAACTATTCAAAGAAAAACATATATGATAGATTTTCAGCTCTTAATAATAGAGTAGCAACTACAGAATACTACGCAGTAGCCATACCAGACTACGTGAATATTACATATTCCTGTGTTATCTTTACTGATTACGTAGAACAAAACAATAAACTAGTTGAAGCTATTAACTTTGCCTCTGATTCATACTGGGGTGACCCTTCAAAGTTTCATTTTAGAGCTATGATTGACACATTTACTACCTCTCAAGAGATAGTGCAAGGTAGTGACCGTATTGTAAAGTCTAACTTTCAGGTTAATCTACTTGGACATATAGTAACCGACACTGTAAATGCTTTAGCAGTCAATTCTAAAAAGTATTTTAGTAAATCTTCTGTTAAAGTTACATCAGAAGTAGTAAAAAACATAAACGACTTATAGTAAATGGCTAGAGCTGACAGTATATTATCAGGATCACTCATCTTTAGAGAAGATGGAACAGAGGTATCCAAGTTAGTACCACACGGAAGTGAAATACAGATAACAGGTTCGTTACATGTAGATACTAAAATCAAGTTACAAGGTACTGATTTAGGTCAAAGAATGACTACTGTTGAGAATGCAGTAAGCACTCCTTCTGTAACCGTTGGGGGGTTAACAGAATACACTGGTTCTTTAAATGTTTACACAGCATCTAGTAAAGTACAGGTAGGTAACTTAGAAGCAATATCTTCTTCCTTTAATGTATACACTGGATCGACTAACACTTCAGTTTCAAACCTACAAATTACATCCTCACTAACAACTCAAAGCTTATCTGCATTAGATACTAGGTTTACTACTATCGAGAGTAAGGAACTTGTTAGTAGTTCTCTTCAAATTGACAATTTAGGATTTTTATCCTCTAGTATTCAAGGTATTGTATCACGATCTCAACAGATAACCGATTTAGGTTTCATTACTGCATCAAGATATAGTGAAATATTAGAAGTACCCAATGGTATAGTATCGTCCTCATCTCAATTAGCTACTGCAATATCAGGAGCTGGAGCAGTTACCTTTGTTACTTCAAGTAACTTTAGTTTAAAACAACTACAAGTTAACGATTACGATAGTAATGTAGCAGCAGTATTTGACGACGGTAGTGGAAAGCTAACTTTAACGTTTGGAGAACCTGCTGTACCATCATCTGTTAGTTTATCAACATCAGGGTTTAATACTGATAGGTTTAATCAAACGGTAGATTCATATAATATAACTGCTACATGGAATAATGGTGGGTATACACTATTAACTGCTTCAATATTTGAAGGGAATACCTTTTTAACTCAATCTCAAGCAGGAACTTCAATTACTTTTAGTACTTCTTCTATAGGTAACCATTCATACAGGCTTGCTTACACAGCAAGTTCACCATTAGATGGAACTTTATATAAAGAAACTGAAAATCTTACTAAAAATTTATCAAAAAGTAATCCTTCTACTCCTACCTTATCTACTT